ACCAGCAGCTCCACCGTATAACACATCTTTCTCACCAGCAGCAAGGAAGTCTGTTTGTGGACCTTCGTTAGCGTGGAAGAATACATGATGATTATCAAGTACTTCTTTTACAGCTTTGGGTAAGGTGTCTAAATCACTTTCTGTAACAATACCTTCTTTAGTATTGTCCAGCTTTTCAAGTGTTGTCTTTTGTTTCTTGAATGATTTCTTAGCGTTGTTTAGCTTTTCTTCAAGTTTTCTGATGTTCTTTTGTTTACGAGTAATAGTCCTACGTGCTGCATCTTGTGCATCTTTAGGAGGTCTACCACCTTTCTTACGAGGCGTACCATCTTTGTTCTTTACAAAATTACCTTCGTTATCTTGCAAGTAAAGATGAGGGTTCAGTTCCCAATCTTTCGCTTCGTAATCCATACTTTTTATCTATGTGTTTTTTAAGTCCCGGAGCAGACATACGTCTGTCTGTTTTATATTCTAACCAATCACATGCAGCTTGAAGTGATATCTCTTCGTTGACTACCATGTTTTCTGCAATCTGCAAAGCTTCTAACTCTGTTTCAATAGGTTTTAAAAAAGAACTAGACTCATCATCCATCTCATATCCAAAAGGTATAGTTGATGTAGCTCTTCTTATGTATCCTTCTTTCATCTGTACTTAGCTGTTTTCTCTGCTATTTTTTTAGGTTGTTTAACAAACTGTCTACCACGTTTAGTTCCTTCTCGTTTTGCTTTTGTTGTTGCTGCGTACTCTTGAGATGATAATGCCTCTCTCGCTTTCTTCGGGAGATATCTTTCCCCCGTTTCCGCAGACGGTTTACCACTCTTAGTACCCCAATCTTGTGTTGTCCAATTTCTAAGACTTTGTTGACTTTTTCTTAGTGACATTTTTCTTTGGTGTTAAACACTTTTTAAATAACTTAGCATATGCTTTGTTAAGTTTATCCATTAGTTCTATCATAAATTCTTTAATCCTTTTCATATTACTTATAGCCTCCCCCTTTGGCTTTATATTCTTTTGCAAGGAGCTGGGCTTTTCGAGCAGACCACTGACCGGCTTTACCACCTTTAGTACCAGCTTTAATCTTCTCGAAAAGTCTCTTACGCATAGTCGGTTTTGTATAGTTACCGGCTTTATTCACGGTTGATTTAACTTTCTTCTTTGTTGGCATCTTTACCTCCTTTATTAAAAATTAAATCCCAGTTGTCTCTATACTGTTTAGAATGTATATTAACTCTAGGTGCAGAACCTTTACCACCGTCTGAAGGTTTGTAAAGTCTACCCTTATTCTTTTTACTAGACATAAGGACAGGTTTCTCGTTGCTACCTAGTTGTGGCATGTGATTACCCTATTACCATTTAACCTTATCAGCCCAATAGGCTGCTGACATTTTGCCTTTGGCAATGTTCTTACCGTGTCTCGCTTTAAAAGACTTTCTCTTTGCTTTCATTCTGGCTGATTCACCTGCTTTAGGTTTCCCTGCAGTCTTAGCACCTTGTTCACCAAACCTAATCATTTTAATAGTATCTCCTTCCTTTGCAAGAACTACGTGTGATTTAGTTGGATGTTTTGGAGTACGTTTAGGTTTGTTATAACCTGAAAAAGTTTCTCCTCTATATGTAATGCTCATTAGTGTACCGCCTTAGTTTTAATGAACTAGTTTTTTTTCTAGTTCTACTTCGTGTTCTAGTTCTTGAATCTCTCCTAGAACTAACAACCCATATTGTATTGCTATTCTATTTGCTTGGGCAATTGTATCTGCTTTGATATATGGACCTATTGCAGCTCCATCTTCATTAACGTGTTCAGTTATCCAAAGCTTAGTCATTATTGACTACCTCATAGTTAGCATCCTCTGCTTCTATATCAATCGTATGTTTCTCTGGCAATATAAAGATACCACCACTAACATTATGATTAACATCTAGCTTATCCGTCTTAACAACACCAGCCCTATCTAGTATCGTCTGTGCAGCTTGTAACTTATTGTTAGCTTGGGGAACAGGCTTATCAGATTTCATAACCTCTATAAGCTTGAATGCTGCAGTAGGGGCTTCCCTTGCAAGTACGTCACTGGCTAAATCAACTACTTCGTTTTTAAGTGCTTTTAATATTTGATAGTGATTGCCTGAATACCCTGCAAGTTCGGCTGACTTTTTGAAATCCCCACCAGTATCTACTAAGTGATTCAAGAATGCTTCTTGTTTCTCAGTTAGATTTCTCTTCTTTTCTGGTAGGTAGCTCATGGTATTATTATATAGCACATTTAAACATTTGTCAAGTTTTTTTACAAAACTTTCAAGCTTTTTAAAGTAATTTAAAGTATTTTCAGAAAAGACTTGACAAAATTGAAAAGTATGTGTATAATAAAGTTGAAAACGTCCCCCGTTTTAAATACCTAATATAGGCAACCCAAGCCCCAATAAAATCTAACAAATATTTATCTATATTTATCAATCATTCTTAATTATTCTTTATAATTCTCATAGTTTATTATAAGTTTATTCGTGTTGTAAAGTATATAAAAACTTATGAAGTTTGTAAAGTTTTAAAGCTTTATAAAGCCCAACTGGTTTATATCGATATTGGTTAGAAATGTATAAGATTTATATATATACCCACCCCCCCCCCCTGTAGCTCCTGCCCCCCCTACTTTAAAAGCGTGTCAAGACTTATCCACAGGATATCAACAGCTTGTAAAGTTTTTAAAGTGCCTGTGGATAACTTGTGGATAACTTTACAAGTCTTTTAAAGCGTCAATCGTCCCCTTTTAAAGTCTTTTAAAACTTTTAAAGTTGTAAACATTTGTCTAGTTTATGAATCAAGAGATAAACATTTTAAAAGTAATAGTTATTTTTAAATTACTTTGAAAGACTTTTAAAACTTCATACACTTTTAAAACTTAAAAATATTTTGTCACAAAACTTGACAAATCAAAAAACCTTTTTTTCTCAAATCAGTCTCGTGAATTTACACCTTAAAAAAACACCTCTGAAACCCTTATAAATAAAGGGCTTTGCAAAGTCATATTTTTTATGGCTATAATACGCATGTCATGACAATAAAGTGATGGCAATTTTAGAGGGTAATTATGAAAACATTTAAACACACACCGATAACAAATGATGAAACAGATTATTTTGCATTGTCTTTAATAGATAGAGGGTTAGCAAATACAAGGGCTTTAAAAATAGCTGAAGGATTAAGGGCTAATGATTGGGACAAGGTAGCGAGTGCGATATGTAATTGTGACTGTTCTAACTTTAAAAGACTTTACAAGATTGAGCCTCGTTTAATGTACTTAGCTATTGATAAGGGACATGCTAAAGTAATATTAGATAGAATTAATGAAATAGAGGGGGTTAAATAATGTTAAAAACTAAAAACTTAGAAGCTTATATGAGCGGTGGTGTTGAAAAACACATGAACGGAACTTTTACCATTTATGGATATATTGACAATGTTAAAAGTGGCGAGGAAATAGGAAGACATAAATGCACATATTCAGACTATACGCTAGGTGAAGCAAGAGCAAAGTTTAAAAGAGAACTAGCGGACATTGTAAAGCTATGCGAGGAATACAAAGTCTTTACTAATAATGATTGGATAATATTTGACTATCCACACAAAGCCATGTTTTAACCCCCTAACCACCAGATAGTCTTTCAGACTAAAACAAGCTCCTTAATTGGGGCTTTTGGTGGTATAAAGATAGTCAATAATGACTACAAACAACATTTACAAAGGAGTAAATAAAAATGAAATACACAATAGAAAAACTAATACATTTATTAAATATAGGGTTAAAAAATGAGTCATTGATAGATGATGAATCTTTTGATATGCTTAATAAGTTATGTAATAAATTAAATAATATAGAGGAATAAAAATGAAAGTAAAAAATATGACAAGTACAAGAGGTAATAAAATAGCTAATCAGTTTATTATTACTGATGATAATAATGATATGACTTTTCAAAGCTATGATAGTTGTATAGCTAAGAAAATACATAACGGCTTAATATATCTTGATGAAACCTATTGGGATTATTCAGTCACTACAGGAAAATATAGGAATCAATTTTTAGGCGAAGACATAGCCGACACTAGAAAGAAAATAAAAAGCGGTGAATATATATTAACTGATTTAAATTCTTAGAGGTAAGATATGAAATATAAAATAATTGATTGGGCATATAACAGAATGTTCCCTAATAAAACTTTTAAAACTTTTGACGATGGCATAGCCTTTGTGCATGAGAGATTTAATCAAGATGAGTTAGATGAAATCTTTGTAGTTCCTTGTAATACTAGATGCTATCATCAAGGCTATTGGTCTACTATGAATTAATACCCCCTAAAAACTTCAAAAGTTTTCACCCCCTTTATTGGGGGTTTTTTATGCCTAGTCTTTAAGACTATTTATGCCTTGTATTCTGTGGCTAATTCTAAGAGCCTACAAGAGCATATTAAAACAACAGGCTTGTCATACCATTGATAATAAAAAGATAGGTTTAAAAGGCTTTAAAAAATAATTAAAATAGTTCTTGCTTTTGTGTTGACAATGAATTAAATTTATAGGTATCAAATAAATAAATAGCTAGAGGGCTATAAGATAATGAAACACAAAAAAGAAATAACAATGCCGAACTTTGGCGAGGCTGT